CATTCTTCACACTCTTCACAATGCAACTTATAAGCATGGGCAAACATTCGTAGAGTAACAGGCTCAAAGTTAAAATCCGCCTGTTTCCCTTCTATAACAACAGAAACACACAATTGTCCATCGCAAAAGTCAATATACGCTTCACCACCTCCATTTCCTTTAATGGAAAGTGTTTGTGTCTGTACGCTATTCATTATTCACCTCCTTTAATCTTTTAATTAGTGCATCAGCGCAATTAACCGCATATTTAGCGATTGCATCAGAATTACCCCCACAGTCATCTGCTACAACAGCCTTAATAATATCTTTCGCTAATTCGTACCTACGTTGTTCCCAATCAATTACTAAATTCCCAACATTCAAAAAATCAAGTTCGCATTCTCTGAAAACCATATTATCGCACACATATAGGTTATCTCCGCTATGTTGCGCGTTGATATTTACTTTGGGAATTACATCTACCAAAACTCCTGTTGATTTTATTCTTGCTTTCATTATTCCTCCTTTGTTTTTATCTCAATTTTCAAATCACCAAGCACCTCTTCCATTATCACCTCTTTAGTTAAGTTTCTAATAATAGAAAAATCATGCCTCTTTATTTCATCAGTCACCATACATCGAATAAAATTTTCTATGTTAACATCATCTCCATAAGTATTTCTAAAGATACGCATAGCTTCCCGTTTAACAAGAGGTAAAATAATTTCTCTTATATCCTCCTTAGATAACTTAAGTTCATTGTGAATATAATTTTTCACTGCTCTATATTCTTTACTTCTACTCATAACGTATTATCTTTTCTTTAACTCCAGTAGTACTACCACAAGAAGGACATGGAATAAATATTATATTATATCCTTCTCTTTGACCAAAAAACTCAATGTGTATATCCGATTTCTCAAATTCAAATTCACATCCACATCTGTCACAACGCCGGAAGTAAATCGGTTTTTTCTTATTAGCTTCTTTAGTAATCTTTATTGCCATAATTAATCTACTTAATCTTTAGGTTTAACTACGATAACTTGTATCTCAAAAGGATTCTTGATTTGTTCTCTAGGGATTTTTCGTATAGCTCTTACAGTATCAATTATTTGATCAGATAGTTCTTTGTTATCCATATTAATCTCCTTTCTCTTTAATCCGTTCAAGTACATCCCTGTTGGCTTCGAGTATATCATCGAAAGAAGGGGTGGGAAACCATGCCATCACGATATTGTTTCCGTGAATCCACATTCCCTTTCTATTTAAATTGCTATTTCTACAAAACTTTTCTTCTCGAATACAGGGTGTGCCATAATACATCACCAAAACAAAAACTTTTTGCCCCTCTTCCGGCAACCGTTCCTTAACGCTTATCCACGGAGATTGCTTTGACTGCCATTCGGCACCAGAAATAAAGTCAACAATGCAGTACGGTTCACAATGACGCTGCCTGTTTCTGCAATCATTGGAATATCCCCTTGCCGCTTCTTCTGCTGTCTGTTTCATATCTGTTCCGATTTGAATTTATAGTAGTCCTTTTATTAAAAATAGCCATAACAATCAAGGCTAAAGCGACTTTCAATAATTGCTTTTTCCCAACAATTACAATATTACTACGATTTAGCCCGTCATCAGTCGTGATACTGTACCAATTCTTATAAGGTGGTAGTACCTTATAGATAGATATTTTATAAATTATCTTCTTCATTTCATTTGGGTTTTACGCTAATTGTTTATCGAAAATCTTAATACACTCGAATAAATAGCAGGCAATCACTGGTATCACCGCATTACCCATATCTTCTATTCTTCTTTTGTCCAATCCATCGGAAAACCCATCATCCATTCGTACATCATCATAGCTTGATTTGCTGTTAAACCGTTTAATTGGAATTGATATAGGGCTTTGTCTTGGTGTCCTTTCATGTAATATCTCTTGTATTGGACGGAAGATTTCAATATGACTTTTGCGTCCGATTTCGCTGGAGTAGGCAATGCCGTAAATACGTTCTCTTCTGTGATTGAATCCAAATTGCGAAGCCGATAAACATTGCCATTCCGCATCATACCCGCTTTTGGAAAGGTCGCAAAGGACTTGTTCGAATCCTCGAATAGTGAGCATTGGGCTGTTTTCAAACATGATGTATTTAGGTCTAACTTCCCCCAAAATTCTTTTATATTCTTTCCATAATCCAGAACGCTCTCCATTGATTCCTTTAACTTTTCCATTCTCCCAAAGTTTTTTATTTGAAACATTTGCTATTGATATATCTTGGCAAGGAAATCCCCCACTAATAATATCCACATAAGGAGGGTCTACAGTGGTGCAAACATCTGTGTTATTGTACGGCATTAGGGAAATGACGTTTTAAAACTTTCCTTTTATGCTCTTCAAATTCACAATTCCACAAGGTGTCAATTCCTGCCATTTCAGCTCCTAATTCAAAGCCACCAATGCCGCTGAATAGAGAACCGTGTGTTAATTTATTTTGCTTCATTTCTATTTAGATTTGAATTATTTTTTCCGTTGAATTTTCTTTGCCATCTGTCGCAACTGTCTGGCCTTATCTAGCGAACGTATGCCTCTACAATTGTCTTCAATTATTAATGCCGCTTCTTTTAATAGTCTGAGCAATCGTACTGTATCTGTCTTACATATTTCCATTATTCGCTTGCTATAATGATTACTACCTTGTTCTTTACATCAAACCTGTAAACGGGTAGTGGTACGGATGTTCGGACATATTCCTTGTTTTCAGCTTTCATATAATATCGGGAAAATTCCACAGAAGCCTCTTCTCTGTTCACCGCTATTATCGAGATATAGTTATCTTCGTCTATTTTAAAGCGATAATAATCCATGCCTGCTTGTTTTATAATATCATTGGCCTCCCTGTACCTGGATATGCTCAACCGGCTGAATGGAATCGAATGAAGTGATATCATCTGATCAATAGCTAACTTTGTACTGTCATACAGATTTATCCCGTCTTCAGGTATTGTATAAATCTGCAAATTCAAGCTGTCGGCCTGTTTATCCGCACCTATAAGAAGATTATTAATCCAACGACTGATATTGACGCCCTTTGCTTTCTGACTCTCTATCATCTGCGCCACATCCGGAGTCGGTCTAAAATTGATTATTTCTGCCATATATTAAATGTATTACGATTATTACATAACACAAATTAATATGACAACTGTAATACAATGGTTATCCAAATTCCAAAATATACACCAATATTGTCAGTCTTCATGCCCTTCCTCTCCTTCTTCATCGACAGTCGGATCAGGCAAGTTTCTGTACCTTGCATTGAGCTGGGCTATCTTCTGCTCCGCTGAGAGATCTCGTTTTGCGTTTTCTTTAAAGTCTACGGACGAAAGAGACGGCATGGCATATTTGATAATTCGGGAAACAGCAAGCACTTTATCACTAGGATCATCAATAGCCTCTATTATCTCCCCCATACTCTCAATAAACGGAGCCAGTTGTTCCATAAGCTTGTTTCGATAATGACGGACAGTCCTGTATCCTTTTTTAACTCCCCCCACCTTTGGATGTCCTATTGTAAATTTACCATTTTCATCATGAAGAGGCTTTGTGTTTTCCTTAGTGCAAAGATGCAATAATTCCGGACGGGCAAACATGGTAATCCCATTGTCAAGTTCCACGCATATATTATCGTCCGACTCAACTTTGACAACCGTGCCTTTCCATGAGGTTCCATCAAGAGCCACCTTGTCCCCTTCCTTATACAATATACTTCCGTCTTGCATTATATCAACATGATACAAATGTAACTGATTACTTTTGATATTAAATAATAAAGTGCAATTTACGATTTATGGGACTTTTATCCAGTGTTCTAGGCGGCAATAAGGCCTATAAGGAATCAATCAAAGATCTTCAAAAGGCGAAGGATCTTGAAATGAACTATTATCAGGAACAGGCTTACGCTGATCCTCTTCAGGACAGTGCGAATCAGGCGGCTCTGCGTCAAGCCAGAGAACTGCTGATGGCAAACAACAAACGGACAGCAGGAAGCGCCGCTGTAACAGGTGCTACAGATGAGAGCGTTGCCTTGCAGAAGCAGGGAGCCAACCAGTCACTTGAAAATATTACGGCCGGAATAGCCTCAACCGCCACTGCCAAAAAAGATCAGGCCATGAAAAATTATCTGGATGCAAACCGATCATATACGGAGGCTATCAATAATGTGAAACAACAACAGGCCCAACAGGAATCATCGGCATTAGGAGGTCTTCTTAATACAGGTATAACCGCTGCGGCCACTGTTTTCGGTGGTCCTATAGGTGGTGCTGTAGCCAGTCAAATCACTAAAAAGAAATAGCAGGTATGGCAGTTACGGACAGATATACCAATTATCAAAAAAGAAAAGAAGCTGCCGGCATTGTCAATCCGGAGGAAGAGCGGCAGATCCATGACGAGTCTGTGGCGAGACAAGCTGAGGAAAACGCACGGGAACAGTTGCCGTTACGTCCCACGGTGGCTGTTCAAAAACCTGCGACGAGTGTGTCTACAGTCAATACCGTTCAAGAACGGGAAAATGCGGACAAGCTTCCCGTCCAGCTTCCTGGTACAGAAAAGCCGTGGCAGGAAATGAGCGCACAAGAAGCCTATGCGGCTCATCCCCAGCTGTCACCGGCCGCATACCTGTCAGGAGTGGCTTCTTATCGCAAGCAAAAAGGACAAGAGGGATTATCTTACACCGAACTTGCAGAAGCCTTGAGAGGAAGGGACCCGTTACAAAGCGAGGAAGACAGGATTAACGCCGAAAGACGTTTACGTGCCGCCGAGAGCATCAATGCTGTAGGAAGTGTTCTGGCCAATCTGGTGAATGTGGTAAGGACACGAAGAGGCAATCCGTCAATGAATCTTTCAGGAGCCGGACGTGAAGGCCAAGCACGTATTGACAGAATACGCCAATACAGGGACAATCTGTCACGTCAGAATTATCAGGACTATATCGGAGCGATCGCACGTGACAGGGCCGAGCAAGCGAGAATAGATGTAGAGAAGGCCCGTCAAGACCGATGGAAGGCACAACAAGCAGCAGCAGAACGGGAATACAACTGGAACACATATAAGTTTGAAACCGAGCAGGCTGCAAAAGCGGCTGAATCCAAACGTAAGGCGGAAGAAAACGCCGCTAAACAGGCGGAAATCGAAAGACATAATAAAGCCACAGAGGGAATCAGTATAATGAGAATAGATAATGATTCTCAAAAGCAAAATGGCAAAAAAAATAAATATCCTTCATATCGCATAAGTGGAAAAAAAGGCTTTTCCGGCAGTACAAGAGCCTATGACCTGAATAAAAATGAAGATGTCGCACTAATGTATAACGATTTGGAAAAAACATTCGGCCTTCAGGCGGATGAACGCCCCAAATCCATAAAAGGCATGAGAGATTATATTCTCTCCATTTATGGGAAACAGCAAAAAGTGGAAAGCGGAGAAGCGTTCAATCCCTCTTCAAAACCGGAAAACAAATCATGGTCATTGAAGGGGAATAATAGTTGGTCACTAAAATAACATGAATCATGCAAGATAATAATACAGCCAGAAAGAAAGTATATGACGTATTAAGGGATAAAACCGGATACTCTGACTCATATGAGGATTTTAACAAATTCATGGATGAAAATGAGGAAGCCAGAAAGAAAGTATATGACGTATTAAGGGATAAAACCGGATACTCTGACTCATATGAGGACTTTAATCAATTCATGCAACCAGTTGATTCCTCTGTACAAATACAGCAACCTAACAACACCCCTCAAACTCCAAAGTCTGATTACTTTCAAACAGGCAACGGATATGACCCTGTTTCAAGAACATATTCAGGTGGTGTCGGAACACAGGAGGAAGCGGACAGGATTTTTGATATGAGAAACTATAATCCCAGCACACGTCCCGGCTTACGTGAACAAGTGCATTCAAAAGACAACTTTCAGTTTATCCCCCCCTCCACATCGCAAATGGAGTCAGACAAGGCGGAGGTTTCAGCTAGATATCAATTTTCTCCGATAAATTTGGGAGAAAGATTGAAAGTAGATATGGACAAAGGAAAATTGGACAAACTATTTACGGTTGAAGAAGAAAGCCGCTTGGACAAGGAATATACCCCGCGTTCCATATCGTCCATGAATGATGTATATAACAACTATCGTGACAGGTTTGCCCTGACAGAAAGAGGAAGACAGCTTTCGGAAGAAATGGCCGGAATACAGAAGGAGATTCAAGACAAATATGCCAACCGGTTTCTTGCCTCAGACGAATACAGGAAGCTGTCACAACAATATAAAGGGAACGAACTTAACCAAAAAGCAAACGAAGCGTTTCAGAAGACCTACGGAGAGGTCATTAGCAAGGAATTGGAATCATATCAGGACGTATACAATAAAGAGATAACTTCACGTTACGGTACAGACATGAAGCGTGATCTTGCCGGATTTGTCAAAAAGAGCGTAGGCTCCCATCTTAGCACCCTGACCAATGAAGTAAACAAAGACCTTGATAACATAGAGGAAAAGATTACCAAACAAAAGAAAATACTAAGAAACGATTCCGGTAATGCGATGGTGAATGCCAGAATGAATACAAGGGAAGATCCTACATTAGCACAGTACCGAGGAGAAAGGACTTATTTGGAAGGGGCGAAAGACCTTATTGATGAATCGAACAATATTATAGAGGAAGCCGGGAAGAAAGGAAAAACAAACTTTTTTAGCGGTCTAGCGCGTGGTTTCGCCGATACCGCATTTGATCCCAAACAATGGACTTTAGGCATATCCGACATGATAGGCGGCATCCGTCTGAAAAATGTGGTGGAGAAAGCGGATAAAGGAGAAAAGCTCTCACCTTCTGAAGAGAAGTTGCTTGACGCCGCTGTCACCAACATGGCGGTCAACGCCTATTATTCCTCCGATTTGGGAAGAGGATACAAGGCTGGACAAACCACAGGAGCCAGTATCCCGTTCATGCTGGAATTCGCCATAAACCCGATATCGGCGGCAGGTGAGGGAATAGCCAAAAGCATTCTAAAATACGGTATGAAGAAATTCGGCGCGTCCGCCATGAAAAAAGGAATGTCAAAAATGGGGGCACGTCTTGCCGGAGACGCTTTGGCCGCAGCAGGAATGGAAGGAACAACAGGACTGGCGCGTGTCACCGCAGGAGCACAAGACAGAATGATGGGGAATATTCTGTTTGATGTTGACAAGGATGGAAACTTGACTTATGGAGGACGTGAAGGAGGAATGGATATGGGTAAAGCCATCGGCAAATCAATCGCTTCCACTTTTCTTGAGAACCAATCCGAGATGATTTTCAACGCATTCAAAGGACTGGGCAAAGGAATATGGAAGAATGTGGAAGAGACCGTTCCCGGTGGCGCAAGTGAATTCATGAAATATATAACGAACAGCAGGGCCGGTAAGCTATACAGGGAGATAAAGGACAACCCTACTTTCAAAGAAGCCGCAAAAAAAGCGCAGTTCCACGGGCTACCCGAAGAATATATGGAAGAGGTGTATAATAATCTTGCAAATGTCCCGTTAGGTGAAATGACCTTGGAAGAAGCCACAGACCTTGACAACAATATAGACACATTCCTTGGACTGGCTCCCACTTCCGTCGCTTTCGGCTTATTAGGACTTGGAAGCATGGGGGCTGAAAGGGTAAGACACCGCCAGAAGATGAATGCGGCTTTCGGAAACATGACCAAAGAACAACAGGAGAAACTGTCCGAACTGAAACGTATGTCAAAAGAACGTGGCAATGACGACATAAGGATTTTCATCAAAGAAACCATGAATGACGGTAGCCTCAGCAAGGAAGAGAAAAAGGCCGAGATAGAATATGCGTTTGACATTGCGAAGAACAATGCCATGGAGGACATTGCAGGAGAGCAGACCCGTGAGGAGTCCGAAAAGCGCACGGCAGCACAAGAAGAGGGAACGGATATCTATACAACTCATGATCCAGTAGCCATGCGCACGACAGTCCTCCGTGAGGAAGTTTCCCGTGAACGCCTTTCATCCGTACTGGATGATGAAGCCATAGATGCGCTTGCCGGTGCCAATGACGCCCAACGTGCGGAAATGCTGGATGTCATGGACGAAGAGACCAGACGTTTGGCTACGGACTACCTACGGCAAAAAGACCGTCATGACGCAGTTGAGGACGCATTGGATGAGGCTCATGCTTCCGAATATGAACAGGCGGCTGTCAAAGTCCAGCAAATGTCTCCCCAAGGACAGGTTGTCACTATTCCGTTAGGAAGATTCGGAGACAAGGAGCACAGTTACGGAGTTGTCATAAATGGTATAGATGCCACTGGGCAACCCGGAGAAACAGGCACACTCATGGTAGTGCCATTGGAAAACGGTCCAGAAGGTCCGATATTCGCCTCATTTGATGAGAATAATGCCAAGACTGTAAGAATCAATGCAGACACAGAGATCTCAATGGTCGGACGGGATCAAGTTCTTGAACAAATGCTTGGCGCATACAACGCCGATGCCGCAATCATGGAAGCACAGCCCATATCCGCAGGACAGACATTCAGCATAGCGGATGATAATGGCACAGTGACCGGCATTTCTGTTGTTGGTCAGGATACAATGGGCAATTGGTCCGTACTCATGGAAGGAAGTCGGGAGCCGGTTTCTGTCAGCGATGAACAACTCCGGGCCATGAAAGACAATGTGGACAAAGCCGGAATACGGACTGAATACGCACAAGAGGATGAAAATAGAAGACAGGAAGAGTTAATTCGGAAATTCAGTCCGGAAGTACTTGCATTACAACCCGAAAAAGGTGACAAGATATATACAGGAGGCAAAGAGATAGTACTTGATGAGGAAGTTCCCGGCGGATGGTCCGGGAAGATCATAGACAACAACGGTAATGAAACAGGTTCCGTACTCGTGACAGAAGAGCAATATTTCAAATACAAACAGTCGCTATTTGACGCACAAAGAAAAGATGATGCGGAAGCGGCTCCGGAAATCGGCGCCTCCTATATCACTCCAGAAGGAGAAAGTATGACCATTATCGGTTTTGATGAGGAAATCGGAGGTATGTTTGTCGTTCCAACCGATGAGTACAATGAGGTCAAAAGCGATGAGGTATCAATGAATATATTGGAAAATGAAGCATACCAGTTAGGTGCGGTTCCCGTCCAAGAGTACACCGATTGGGTGAAAAAATCCAAGAGTTCAACAAATGAAACCGCTCCTGAAGGAAAAGAGATGGGAAACCAACCATTGCAGGAAAGCACAGAGAGTCCGACTTACGAAAAATCCGAACTGGACAAACTTATATCCTCCTTTCCTAAAAAGAAGGACGGAAGCATTGATTATGAATCTCTGACGCCACAGCAGTCATTCCAATACACAAATCTGACAGAATCACTTGAAACCGCTCTGGATGACTTGAGAAAGGATATAGAGGCGAGTGATGCACAGATAGCTAAATTGAATGAATCCCTGTCATCCGCCACACGGGGAAAAAGAAATGAGATAAGGGACGCTATTAGAGAAGCAAAAGCGGAGAATGAAGAAATAAAGAATTTCTACAACTCTGTCATACCCATAACAGAAACTAATAATAACCAAACAAATGGAATATCAGAAAGCAGTAAGACTGGCACGAATGGAAATGACACAAATGAGCCCGTACCAGTTTCAGAAACAAGCGAACAAGGCAAAGAAAGAGGAACTGAGAAGAGACCCGAAGCTAAGGGAACAGGTGAAGAACGCATGGGACCAGAGGGAATTCCGGACACTGGCAGGAAAAATAGTATTCAGAAGCCTGCTGCGAAAATATCTGAGTCAATAACGGATACGGAGCTTCCGGAAAATCCTCTTGTTCAGGAAATTCTGTCACGTACCGAGCCGGAAACTTTGGAAGAGCTTGCATCCTTGGTACTGGGAAAATCCCTGTTCCTGCAAATGACAGGAGAAAGAAGTGTCAGAAACATGACTGGCTTAAGTCACAAAGACCTGACGCCATTTCTTTCCATCTTCAGAAAAAAAGAGAAGGGGGGTATGACCGTAGAAGAAGCCGGAGACAGACTGATAAGCATCGCCCATGAAAGTTATCCGGCAATAGTGGCGAAAGAAGGACTGGAAAATGACAATACCGGCATGGCCGGCACAAACGCGATCCTATCCGTTCTACAACAAAGCCGAACTTTTGGTGATATCAGCAATATGATAAGAAACAACAGAACCGCAGAAGCGCAACGCGCCATAGATGCGGAAAAAGAATATGAGGATGAACTGAAAGAACAGTTCTACCAAGAACAATACCACATGTCTCCGGATGAATATGAAGCATGGGTTAATGATGAGGCCTTTTCTGAATCAAATGTCTATTCGAATGAGGAAAAGTCTGAATTTTATAATACATTTGCCGATGAAATAATAAAGCAACAAGAATATGACAACAGAAGAGAGAATCCAACTGACGAAGGAATCGGAACGCGTAAAAGCGATGAGCAAGGAGGAATATTTGGCATACGCGAAAGAGGCGATGCGGTTCTGCAAGGAGAAAAACCTGTTCATGCCGTCGGAACTGAAGGATATCAAGGAAAATCCGGACAAATGGAAGGACAGACTGATGAAGGACTGCATCCTCAGAATGACAATGTACAAGATAACACATCCACAAACAAACTCCTAGACCATATCGCGGAAGCACGCGAAATGGTCGACACCTCTCCTACTGAAGCGCAGAAGGAGGCCGGCAACTACAAAAAAGGTCATGTCAGGATTGACGGATACGATGTGACCATCGAGAATCCCAAAGGTTCTGTCCGTAGCGGAAGGGATGCCAACGGGCAGGAATGGAGCATTACCATGAACAACGACTACGGTTATATCCGTGGTACGAAAGCCGTGGACGGTGACCATATAGACATCTTCCTGTCAGACAATCCGTCCGAAGGAAATGTGTTTGTAGTAGACCAGCTCAATGAAAAGGGTGAGTTTGACGAAAGTAAGGTAATGTACGGTTTTCCGTCTATGGATGAGGCACGTTCCTCTTATCTTGCAAACTATTCTCCCGGTTGGGAAAACCGAATAAGTGCCATTACAGAAGTAACGAAGGATGAGTTCTATAAATGGATTGATTCTTCTGTAAAAAAGACAAAGCCGTTCTCTGAATACAAGAGCGTGAATTCTGTGCAACTTGCACCTTCCATAGAATCCGCCAATGCGGACAGAATGAAGGACATAGAAACAAGACTGGCCGAAATAGAGGACGGAAAGATAGAACTGGAGGATATTCTGGTAAAAGCCGAAAATGACTCTGTTGAGAGAGACGCTGTTTTCTCCGAGCAACAGGAACTGAACCAGGAACAGCAGGAACTTGAAGCCGAATATTCCGGCTTACACGCAATGAATGACGAAAGCAATGAGATACTTGCTTCCGAAGGCAGTGACATCCGGTTTCGCGAGGTTGGAAATGAGGAAATAAGCTCTTTCGCCAACAAGCACAACCTTGATGAAGCCGATGTAAAAAAGTACGCACAATCCATGAAAATGAAAAATCTGGGTGGCGCAAGTTATGCTTTCAAATCAATCAGCAGAAATGTGCGTCTCCAGAACTCCAACCTGTCATTAGGGCAATTCGTAAAAGTTTTTTCTCCGATCAAAAAAGAGCTGTATGAAAAGTTCGGTGATGTGGATGCCTTGAGAGATGAATACGTGCAAGAGGAAATGAAAGCCCGTAACATGATGGAAGCCGCCCGTAAACGTGCAGAGGAAGAAGCCGAATCGGAAAAGAAGCGTCTAAAGGAATTTGAACTGATGACGGATGAAGAGATGGATGAGGCCTATTTAAAGGCTATGAAAGAAAATAATGAAGCCCGTATGCGTGATATCATAAACGAATCCGCACGAAGAAACGGTTATGTTTCCGCCGATGAATTCAGAATGGCACACCGCGCCCCCTCTTATGATGAGGAAGGTATTGATAAAAACATGGTTGACATTGCCGCAAACAAAGATCAGATACGCGAATCCTTTAATGAGCAGCTTCGCATGAACAGGGATCAATACAGAAATGAAAGTGCCGCCGCAATCAATGAAGCATTGTCTGCCATTGACAAAGGAGAAAAACCGACCGTTACCATCTATCGTGCCGTTCCAAAATCATTGAAAGAAGGAAAGGTAAGAAACGGTGACTGGGTTTCCCTGTCTGAATCCTATGTAAAAGTTCATGGAGAACATGCCTTAAACGGCAATTACAGAATTATGAAGGAAGAAGTACCGGCTGAAAATCTATATTGGGACGGGAATGATATCAACGAATGGGGATATGATGACAGGAGCGATTACCGCTACAAGAATACAAAAAACAACCGAAAACTGAATGACCTGATAACCCGTGACGACAAAGGTAATGTTATTCCTCCTTCCAAGCGATTCAATGCAAGAAAAGCGGATGTAAGATATCGTTTTATTGGAGAGAAAGGCGCATCCCAACTGGATAAGGCAGAGGAAGCAACTACCCGCCTTGATAACCTGAATGTGGCACGAGAGATGGAATCCGCTTTCAATACGAAGAAAGAGCGCATTGAGAAGCTGCGGAAGAGTGAGCCGATAGAGATTACGGGTAAAGAGATAGAACCGAGCGATGACTTGAAACAGTACAAAAAAAATGCGTTGGAATATGGAAAGTCATTACGTGGAGAATATATCAATAAAGATACGGGAGCTATTATCTCTGTGACAGGAGGCAATAGTCGGGGAGGTATTCGTGAAATATTGCAGCATGATTATAAGGATGTAGAACATCTGCAATCTATCGCAGCCGTACCTCAGATTATTGAAAACTCCGTCTTCATTGAAGAACTTGCCAACGAAGATTTGGAGAAATATCCCGGTGTAAAATCATTCTCTTATTATGTATGTGGATTGAAAATAGCCGGTGTTGACTATACTGTGAAAGCTGTTATCGCCAATCAAAACAATGGAGAACGGTATTATGACCACAAACTGACTAACATAGAGAAAGGCAAATTACTATCCATTGCCCCAACAATACAAAAAGCTGGAATAGATGGTAACTCGCCTTTATCTGATGTCAAAGATAAGCGTTTGCTTTCGATTCTCCAAACAAATGAAAAAGAAAATGCTAGGAAAATCAAGCAGGCTACAGGTTGGGAACGTGGGGCTGACGGAAAATGGAGATATGAAGTGGAGGATTTCGAGATTGATCCGAAAGGACTTGCGCGAAAAAACAGACTTTGGTCCAACCTGTCATGGGGCAAAGAGTATGATGCGCTAAGCGACAAACTGTTTGATGGAGTAGAGCTGACGGAAGAAGAAGCAGCCCGTTTTGATGAATTATCAGAAAAGGCAGAAGAACTTCGCGCCACATACGAAGCGAACGACGTGCATTATCTTGACGATTATGTGAAGGATGAGAATTTGTTTAAGACTTATCCGGAGTTGAAGCAGATACGCGTGGAGATATACAACGCCCCTACAAGCAATACGGGAGCGACTTATTATGGAAGCCAAAACTTGATACGTGTGAATGAGTTTGTTCTAGACAGGGCGGATTTCCGTAGTATCTTAGCGCATGAGGTACAGCATGCCGTACAATCAATTGAAGGATTCGCTCGTGGTGGAAACAGTATGACTTATAGAAAATACCTTGACGCATTAAAAGAAAAGCGCGATGCCTGGTCCATGATTGAAGAGTTTGCTGACAAGCGTGAGGAACTTGGAGAAGACGCTTCACAGATGGATGTTTATAATGCTTTGGTAAATGAATATCACTCAGATGGATTCGAGTTTGGGGATGGCTTTATCCCCAGCCGTAATGCTTTTGATAAGGGATTCAATCTTTGGGTGCGAGGTTATGATAAAGAAGGATATGAGGATGCTTATAATGAGTATCAATCTCTTATTGAAAAATTTGGACTTGGTGGAGAAAACGACAGATACAATGAACTATCAGGTGAAGTTGAAGCACGTAATGTACAATCCCGTATGAATATGACACCTGAGAAACGCCGCAATACTCTTGCTTCGGAAACGGAAGATGTAGCACGAGAAGACCAGATATTTATAAACGACGCTTTGGAGGCTTATGCTTCTGTGTCTGCTCCCATGAATACAGCAGTGAATGAACTTTCTGAGTCTCTTCATACACCTATAGAAAAAATCACTTCCGAAGACCAGCTACCACAAGGCGAGGCGCGCAGACGTATCGAATCAGGAGCCAATATCAAAGGATGGTACTCACCAAAGGAGAACAAGGTATATCTATATATGCCAAACACAACATCCGTGGAGGACGCACAGGCGACTATATTCCATGAGGTGGTGGCACATAAGGGATTGCGTGAGCTGTTCGGAAAGGACTTCGATACCTTCCTTGACAATGTATACAACAATGCCGCACCATCAATCAGACAGGCCATCAACCGGATGGCGGAAAATGAGAACATATCCATCCGTACAGCAACTGAAGAATATATGGCAGACCTGTCCGAACGCGGACCGGCTACCTTTGCGGAGCAGTCCTTGTGGACACGAATCAAAGCCTTCTTTATAGACATGCTCCGTAAAGCGAAAGTGAATCTGGGATTTGAACTGACGGACAATGAGCTGAGATACATCCTTTATGAAAGCCACAACAGACTGAAACAGTCAAACTATCCTGTTGATGTGGCAAAGGAAACCGTCATGCGTTCAAAACTGGGAATTGGTGAGTTCTCAGGCAGTTCACGTACCATCCCGTCTGTTCCTCAGGGAGAGACCTTGTTCCGTATTCCAGGAAAGGAAGAAAAGAAGGAGATTATTAAAAATCTGAAAGAAGAGATACGGGAATTGAAAAAGCAATTGGATCAGGCACGAAAAGGAAATAAAGAGGAATACGAGACTGCGTCAAGAGCCATGCTTTCCTTTATAGATCAAAGACTGACCAAGGAAGCGGGAGAAGAAATGGGGCCACATATGATAAAGTCACTGATTGCCCAAGTAAACAAGGCCGCATCAACAAATAAACTCAAGGAACCACTAAATCTTGTTGAAAAGTTGATAAACTATGCCCAATATGACAGTTCGGTGAAAAGGATGCAAAAAATGATAAAAACGAAGCTTTCCGGGCAGGATACAAGAGGCGTATCAAAAGGGATAGTTGTTGATGAGGCTACCAGACGTGTGTTTGACAGTATACGATCCGCTTACAAAGACCTGTTGCTAACAAGCGCTGACAGTGAACTCCGTGCCGTAAGAAGCGAAATTGTAAAACTGGGAAAACTCATAAAATCTGAGACATCCCCTGAAAGCATCACCATACTTACCGGTCAGCAGAATGAAATGAAAAGCCGAAGGGATAATCTATTAAAAGAAAGAGCCGAACTGCTGAAAACTAAAGAACTTGAATCCGTTGAAGAGATACGGAAGCGCCGGGAAGAGCTAGAGAATGCCATGGATGAAGCGGCGGAAGGAACAGGTGTGTTCACACAGACTATGGCCGATGAGTATGATTCTCTTTCCATACGCGAACTATTGGCCGAATCCAGAAAAATGAAACGAGATCTGGACAAACTGGAGGGCGATCTTGTGACCACCAGAAGAGCCGCCTACAACAACAAGGGTGAAGCACGAAAGTTTTATCTGCAGGAGGCTGAGAAAATAGCTGCACAGATACCCGTAGCGCAGGAAGAGTTAATAAGGATAACCGATAATGTGTACAATGAATTGAAAGAACTTGTTGATACCGGGAAAAGCCGCCTTGCCATGCTGAACAAGGAAAAAGCCGCGCACCGGGGAAGAATTATCAGCATGGGAATAAATGCCGTAAAAGATAAAAGAATAAAAGGTATAAACGAGAAAGAAACAAATATGGAAAAAACTGTGTCCATATTGCAAAGCATCGGTGACTTTATCGCCTATCCCATGTATAGTTTCGATTATCTGCTGAAAGCCATAGACAGGAACCACGCCATAGGAAAAGGCCCCTTATACGATTATTTCATGAAAAGCAGTCATGGAGTGGTGGAAGCCAACGATAGGATATATTTGGGGGTAAAGGCTTACAACAAAGAACTGGAAGAAAAAATAAAGGAACTGTTCGGAAAATCAATGGAAAATGTATTCAGGGATTCTCAAAAATCAGAAAAAAGGATTCACAAACAATATATGTACGACAGCAATTACCATAAGGAGGGCGACCTGTATGAGGCAAACCTAAACAAAGGGCAGGCGTTCTATGTATGGCTCACATGGAGACAGCCGGACGGAAAGATGAAGCTAGAGGCGGACGGATGGACGGAAGACAGCATGACCGAGATAGAATCCTTTATAGGCGATAAATACATGAAACTCGGAGAATGGATCACAGACGACTTCTTTCCAAGGCTACGAGAAGAAAGGTACAATCCGGTCCATGTAAGAATGACGGGAACCAGCATGGCTTCACGGGAGAATTATTTCCCTATGGTCATAGCCAAATCCGAAATCCGTGAAAAGGGGGAGCTGGGAGAAACAATCATCGGTATGCCAAGCACAATAACCGGAAACATAATCAACCGTACGATAAATACCCTGAAGGTGGACACTAGCAGAAACGCTTTTGATCTGATGCTAAAATACGGAAGAGATATGGAAACTTGGGCGGCAACGGCTGAGCTGCGCCAGGATCTTAATTTCCTGCGGGGAAGCAAGGCTTTCAAGAACTATATGGAGGCGAACCATAAAGGAATGTTTGATATCTTCATGAGAGCGGCGGAGGTGGCCGTACGGAGTTTCAACGACAAGCAGAAACAAGACTCGCTCAACAACGGACTAAACAAGATACTAAGGTATTGGGCAGGTTCCAATATCGCATTCAGACTCAACACCGCAATGAAGCAGGTGCTCTCCTATCCGGCATTTTCCGCATACAGCGGAAATCCGGGGTATCAGGCTGATTTGTTCAAATACATATTCACCCCGGCAGGAAACATGAAATGGGCGAAGGAGTATCTTCCTTCTTTTGAAGAACGGGTTGATACGGGAAATATGGGGATCGAAGCATTAAAGGATGAAAATGCATTCAAAAACAAGCTGGAGAAACTTACCAATGCAGGCATGTATCCCAACAAGCTTATTGATGCGCTGACATGTGCGGCCGGAGCGAGAGCCGTTTACAATTTTGAATATAAACGTGCGCAAAAAAGAGGTCTGGGCAATGAGGAAGCCGCCAATTTAGCCAAATACAACGCTGAAATAGCATTCAATGAAAGCCAGCAGAGTTCCAGCCCGGAAATGATGTCCCCCATGCAGGCAAGCGGCAATGTGTTCTACAAGGCGCTGACCACTTACCAAAGCAGCAACATAGGATACCAGCGGATGGGTATTGAGGGGCTTCTTGAAATGGCACGAGCAAAAAGGATATACAATCTGAACATTGAATCCGGAATGAATAAAGACGAAGCCCAAAGAACAATGATGGGCAGCTATCTTACCGGGCTGAGGAAAGCCACCTTCGGACTATTTGTAATGGGAGGCTTGTGGGCGGCAGGAGGATATGGTATTGCAGGAATCACAGCACCACTCATATCCAATATCTACGCCATATTCGGATACGGGGACGGGGATGAGGATTTATGGTTCACTGATGAACAATTGAAAAGAATATTTTTATCTGCTGCTTTAAGTTCCTTGGGAGGAACTTCCATTGGACAGTTTGTCAACGCCATATCACAAGGGAACAAATATGATCCTCTCTCATTCATTACAGAGATGTCAAATCTGATAAGCGAGGCGGTAAAAGACGGATTCAACCTGAATGTACAAAGGGAGCTGGCCGCCAAATTAGGGAAATTTGCCGGATTAAATGTAGAGACACTGGAAAACATTTATCTGGGAGCCGAATCCGCCATAAGGGAAGGACGCCCCGACCTTGTAGATTTTATGTTCCTAATCAACCTTCCCAAATCCCAACGAAAGGAAATGGCCGAGAAACTATACAAGGATATGGGACCTTATGAATATCTGAACAAGATGTATGAGGCTGGAAAACTGTTTAATGACTACAGAAAGAAACTGCCCTATTCAGACGGAACATCTAAAAGGAAAGACTCTGAAATAAAAAAGAAATACATCATCAACAACCTCAATGAAAAAGAGAAGGAAACTTTGAAAAATGAAAAAGAGTTCCTAAAACTCAAAAGAAAATATGACGAAGCCGAAGATAAAAAAGAATGGTTGGAAGAACATCCGGAATACCCAGATATGGAAAAAAAATACAAGAAACAGACTATCACTAAAAAAGTGAAAAAAGAAGTTGAAAAGGTGTATAGACAATAAAACGATAACATTAAAGGGTTACCAATAATGATAACCCTTTAATGTTTGTTTTTTCCTGCCGTTCCGGCATTCTAGCAAAATTTATTGGTAAACAACACATTATACATATCATTAGACTCGCAAGGCTTCGAGATAAGCAAATCCTCATCCGGGAACATGGCAAAGAAATCATTCCACATATCGGACTCCCATCTTATGTATTCATCATCTCTTCTTCTAATATTTTCCGGGGATATCTCAATTATATGAAAATCAGTCATGCTGTCAAAAGCATATTTGATGAAAATACCCTTGAACATATCATCAAGCTTCTTTAATCTTTCAATGATAAAATCTGTTACCGCATCCATAATCATAGGCTCTCTAACCATTTTTTTCCTCTTTTTGTAAAAGTCCAGAGGTATATACCACCTACCACTACAATTCCTACCGTAAAAATAAAACCTAATGCGTCCATATCGATGTTATTTTAATATCTTATTGGCGAATACCGCCGAAATAATCGTTAATAGAATACCAGTACATATAGAATACCAATTATTCTCATTCGATAAATCTGAATATAATGGTATTACAACTCCTATAACAAGACCAGCAAATGAGAGTTTAGACAAATCAAAAAAATATCCTGCAAGTTTTTCCCGCCTCGTTTTATTCTTCTCCCTAACATCCTTCTTTTCTTCCTGTTGCCTGCTGAAATTTCCCATTCTGCATACTTTTTATGCAAAGCTATAAAAAAAAGTTGGCAATCACAATGTAAACGCCAACTTTTATAACTGATTTTATCACTTTCCTCCTTTGCTCAAAGTC